CATAATTGTCGAAGAAGTCGGTAGCAGAAAGGAAACTCACTTCAACGTTGGTGTATTCAGAATCTACATCATTACCGTTGCTGTAAGGTTTACCGTCGACAAAGATCAATGCCTGCTGGCCAACAAAGTTGTTGCTGCCGTCCAGCATGCCATCCACATCGCGGGCGTTGTCCAGTACAAACACCGGCACGATCTGGTTATTGAACTTGCGAAGGTTCTTTTCCAAAGTGCTGCCAACCAAAACGCCGAAGGCATAAGCGGGTTTGCCTTCTTTCAGAATCATGCGGAAGCCCTTACCAGTGGTGCCCACGGTGTTTTCTTCCGTATTATCTGTTACGTTTTGAATGATGGGGAAAGGATATATCTTATCAGAATCCCCGTTCGGCAAATTGATAGCTGCAATCATTGCAGCCTGGAAAGCCGCCTGGCTTGCATATTCCACAGGTGTGAATGCTTTCCCGCCAACCAACAGGTTTTCAGGAATGCCCCGGCGTTTGTCGCATGCGATCGGGCCCGTGTTGGCGCCGACGTTACTGCATAATGAAAATATAGGCATTTGAAAAAATTTAAAATGTTAACACAGTTTGTTTACTATGTTGAGGTTCATATTTCGCAACTGGATCGCGTCGAGATAATCGTTAAAGAAATTTTTCTCGTTCGACCCACCTAACTCAAGTCCCCAGTACGGCCGGTCTGTCTTGGTGTATTTTAATTGGGCCTCGGGCCTCATGCCCAGTTCAACGCTCAATGAAATTTGCTTTATGAATTCGGCCAGCATTGGATAAAGGATAGGCAGGTAATTGTTGTCCCTGCGTTCTGCCATTGTCCATTCCGGTTTTGTCGAATTCATCAGCAGGAAATTGATAGTGCTGATCTTCGCATAGTTCGCCGGGTTTTCACCCATCGATTCGTCGAAGTCCATCACGAGCCATATCATGGGGAACTTTTGTTCCTTCATGGTGACACTCTGATCTTTCCATTCCATTTGTCGAAGAACTTCCTTGTAGTGCCCGAAGTCGAAATAAACAGGAAACGGGTTCACCGTTCTTGCCTGCATCGCTATGCTTACCTGGTTAACAACCCCCGCAAATATGTCCGGTATGTATTGCGGTATCATATATTGAAGGGGTTAAGAATTGTCCACTGGCATTTGTTGCGCGCTTCCAATTCCGGGTAATCAGCTTCTTTCGCTTCGAGATAGTCGTACAGCTCCCAAATCCAATTCACCATTTCATTCCAGGCGCGGACCTGTTTACTGATCGGTGACACGCGTTTACTGTTTTCCGTTTTCGTTACCACTTCACCAACACCGCTGGATTGCGTGGCTTCTTTCCGGGTGAACCAGTAATACACATAATTGGCGATAAGGCTTTGCTTTGGGTCGGCAGCTTCTTTTGTTACCAGTCCCATCCAACGGCGTGACAGACCATCGGTATCGGTGTAATCCACACCGTCCCGTAGATCGAGCCAGCGTTGTTCAGGCGTGGGCGCAGCCAGTCCCGTAGTGAAGGCCTTATACATTTCATACCCAAAAAGCTGCGTGAGCAATTCCGGCTCACGCTTCTTTATCAGGTAATCAATATTTTCCTGCACCGCCGGTTGGTTGGTGTTGGGAATATTGATTTCACCAATGAAATATGTTCGATCAATTAACGGCATTGGTTAGTCTTTTTTTGCTGCCTTCTTCGGCTCACTGGATACCCAGCCTTTTTTTGTCAGGTATTCAGCCAGCTTCGGGTGCATGGTTAATTTTGAACCTGCTTCGGCATGCTTATGTTTGTCGGTGGCGTAAACGGTAACCGTTTCTTTTAGTTTGATCACCTCGCCTTGTTCTACTTTTGGCATTTTGTGTATGCTTTAAGAATGAAAAAAAATTGTTCGATCACTTGCCGGGAACGATGGTCCCGAATTCATTAAGGCGCTGAATCGATAGCTGCTTTAATGTTCGCAAATGTGTCGTACACGAAGGCGCCTGTTTCGTTCGACGCAACCCAGCTCATCAGGCGTTGTTCGCCAATAATGGTTACCAGGTTCTTTTCAAAGTCATCGTTCACCCAGCCGTAAGACACGGTGAAGGCTTTGTAAATGCGTACACGGAAACGGGTCATATCACCAACCAACAAACTGCCTACAGGGATGGCATTATCTTCAATAGCACGCACGCCGCTGATCATTGTGCCGTCAGCACTGCGGAAAGGTGGTATGATGTAATGGCCGTCGGTAGCTTTTTCCAGTTCCATATTCGCAGCATCGATGGGGTTCAGCACCACAATGTTGGCGATATAGTTGAGCGAACGAACCTGTGCGATGGCGGCGCGGATTGCGTCGGCATTGTTCGGATCGTCAGTCTCAATTGAAGTGAGTACATAACCGCCGGCGAAAGTGTCCAGGCCGGAAATGTTATCGCCCGTACCGTCACCGGTAAGCAGTGCAGTATCGGTTTTGATATCGATCTGGTACTTCAATTCGTTTTCGATTTCAGCAGCCATGAAGTCGATATCTTCCAGCATTTCGGTGCTGACTTTGATTTTGTCGGCAACCTTCTTTGCATCGATGCGAGTGGTGGCAAGGTTGAAATCGATCAACGGTTTCACTTCGCCTTCGCCGATGAAAGCTGCTTCGCCTTCGGGGTTCACTTTCTGAACGATCACGATGGCAGGACGGTTTGTTGTTCCTACGTTCGATATCGAGGCCCAGAAAGGACGCGGGCGGTTCGGCTGGATAACGGTCAGCTCCACGTCAGGAACGGGGATATAAGTGCTGCCGCCTGTGTTGGTCGCGATGGTCATGGTTGCGGGGGCGCGTACTTCAAATTCAAAGTTCAACACGTCGCGGCGTTTGAACTGCTCCCACTTTTCTTTGTTCTTCGCGATCGCTGCGCGGAACTGGTCGGCAATCGATTGGCGATTTTCCTTACCAGGCACTGCACGTTTTTCCAGCTTGTCCAGCTTTTCAGCCATGGTCTGGATAGTTGTTTGCAGTTGTTCTTTCTCCGCTTTGTATTTGCGAAGGGCGTCGAGCTCTACGCCTTTGAAATGCTCGTCAATGATGGTCTGCACATCTTCTTTGGACTGGTAACCGCGTGTTTCCAGTTCCGTGCGAACCTTGTTCTGAATTTCAGAAAGCAGTTTGGTTTTTTCATCTTCACCTTCACCGCCATCTGATTTGTAAGCAGCACCGCGGAAAGCGCCCGGCATACGCCTGGTAACCATCTTCGGGGCATAGCGTGTGTGCTTTGCAGGAAACGTTAAGAATTTCTGTTTCATAACTTAAAATTGTTTTTTAAATATTCATAATCGATTCCGGCCTCAACCGGCTTGCTATTGTGAAGTGGGCGGCGCTTTTGCAATTCGTCCGGCTTCGCTTCAGCAAGTGATATATGGCGGTAAATAAGCTGTCGTAATTCCAGTTGTTTCGATCTTGGTATTGATCGAATGAAGTCCTCGGTTTCTTCGTTCAATGCTTCGCGTGCTGCTTCCGCATCACCAGCCGAACGAATGAAATAAGTTTCTTCAATGGATCCCAGTGTCACCGGTGAACCTTCATACAGTTCGATTTCCTTCAGCAGAATACAATCCAGGTTCTCGTCGTATTCCATTTTGTCCCACACATAATCAAAACCCACTGAAAGGTTGTTGACTGTGCCTGAATTGATTTGCGCCAATGCACGCTTTGCGGTTGGCACTTCGTCGGGGTCGTCGAGCACAGCCTCGAAATACAGGCCGTAATCGTCTTCTTTCAACACGGTGAACTGTCCAATGGGTTCATCCATCCTGTGTTGCCACAGCATCACGATCTTGTATTTGCTGTCGCTTTCAGGGCCACGCTCACGTATTGATTTCGCGCAGCAGCCTTTCATAAACATGGTGCCGTAAGAATCAACCACGCCCCACACGATGAGGTAACCGCGCACGGTCCTTTCTTCCACACTGGTTTTGGCATCGACCAGGGTACCATCTTCGCGCACGGCCATGGTGCTATAGGTGATCGGCTTCGCCCGTTGTTTGAGCGCCTTAATTTTGGGATGTACTATTACCATCGGTTGTAAGTTTTGCGGCATCGCTGTCGGTCATTCCGAAAACGATAACCAGTATATTCTTTTTCGTTGGTGCGTCGAGTGTTGACAACAGCAGGGCCTGTAAGGCAGTAAGGCCACCGACACCCAGCTTAACAGCCATGGGGTCGGGGTTCTTTCCATCCGTCACGTACACATCACCTTCCGGTACTGCTTCCATTCCCAGCGCAACCATAAGTTGGTTCTTCGTGATCTGTCCTTTCTCGTACAGCATGATGTTGGTATCGGCAACGACTTTATCCACGTCCGCTTTTTCTTTCCTGTTTTCCTGCAGCACATCGATGTGTGCATAAGAAACATCAGCATATAACCCCTGTTCTTCCAGACCCAGCAGGGTGGTAAGTATTTGCGCGATTTCCTTTCCGTCCTTTATCACAACATCCTGGTATAACTTCCGCTCATCGGTCAGCACGTTATTGAAGGTTGGCCCCTGCGTGGATGGCATGAATGATCTTGGCACACCCAGCACCGCGTAAATGGCCTGCGCATCTGCAAGCGTTTCCTCGAATGGTTTTAATTCTTCGATGGACATATTCACGCGAACAAAATCGACCGGCACATCGGTAATACCGTAGATATCACGGTTGCCAGTCAGGCCGTAATCGGCGTTCATTTCTTCACGGATGGCCTGCTTTTCTGCTTTCGTCAATGCCACCGAACCGCTTTCATCTTCTTTTTTGCTGACGATAAAACCGAGCGCACCGCGTTTTATGTAGATCACATTGCGCGCCTGATACACAGCCAGCAAATTGCTTAGCGGTAATTCAAGTGCGTGAAGCGGGCCAATGCCTTTAAGCGGGTTCGATGTATTGAAACCGAGTTCGATAAAAGCATCGTGATACACCAGCTCGGCGTTGATCTCGTCGCTGTCAGGGCCCATCGTCACCTTGTAGAAATCCACCAGGTCGTTGGCGCTTGTAGCTGCAAAAAGTTTTGGACGGTCAGGCTTTATATGCGGCTCGGTATTTTGCGGTGGAAGCAACCACAGTGCGGAAATATTATCCATCGTATCAGGGAGCGCACTGGGAATGTATTTGTAGAAGTATCGGTTGCCGGCAGTGTATTTGTAAACAACGGCATTGTAAATGAGCCTATGCCATGTAAGGCGCCAATTCGGTTGCGTGGTGATCTTATTCCAAACCTTATTGTCGTACACGATCTCGTCGTCCTTCAATCGCTTTAGCTGGAATACCCCATTCGTTACGCGGGATGCTATGGCATCGATCGGTGCGAAAAGTTCCGGGATAGTTTCAAAGAGCCTTATTGCATTGCCCTCGGAATAGCCGCCGGAAAAACAAGATTTGAAAATTCCGATATCATGGTCGGTCAACCGGTAGATATGATTACCTGCCTTGTCTTTCTCGTAACAGACCGGCGGGGTTTTTTTTCCTGTCCAGTTGATTCCAAATAATCCCATGGTATTATAAAAGAAAAAAGCGCCAGTACCATCTTTCTGAATGATACTGGCGCTCTGTACAGTTTGCCCGGCGCTCTGAATTTATGGGCTAAATATTTTTATTTACCTCGTGTCTTAATCCCGCACTTTTGGCAGTGGCCTTCCGCTTCACCTTCATACCTGCAAAGCAGCCTGCCACAATTGCTACACCTCAAGTCCTTCAAGTACCGGAACAACCTACGAAGTAAGGTCACTGCGTTGTTCACAAAAGTAAAATTATGACTTTTTTGATAACATAAAATAAATCTTGAATTTTGGCGGTAGCTGCTTTCAAGGCTTAGTGCCATGCTGAATG